GCTATGCGTATGGCTTCATGGAGCGCGTCAGTAGCTCGCTCTCCTAGTTTTTCTGTGAGTGTCTGTGTCATGCCGCCCATTCTCCTTGCTTCTCTATTGTTATGTCTAGCACCTTGAACTTATTTATCTCTAAACCATTCTCGCTTAGCCATGCTTCAGCTAATCTTTCCGCTTGCTCCTCATCATCAGCAGAAATTACTGTTGATACGACAAAGTAGTCCATCATAAATTGTACGTTGTAATCGTTCATTTAATTAGTCCTCATTCTCTACTGTTATATCTGCCATATCAGAAAGCCAACCCGCGTAATACTCGGCAATATAAAGGCGTGCCTTTTCGCGAGCCTCTTCCTGTGACTCTGCTTCTATGTTGGTGCCGTATTCAATAGATACTGTCATAATATATTCTTTCATTGCCCTGCCCCTTCTGTTTTGTTAGTGTTGTATAGCCAATCAAAGTCCACCCCATTGGTGAGCCTATCTATCTCTCTGTTCGCGTGGATAAAGCGGGCAAGATTTTCTACTGCTTCATCTTGCTTTTCTTTGTCCGGTAATTGCTCATAGAATAATTTTTCACAGAGCTTAGATTTAGCCTTCCAATAGGCGAGTCTACCCTCATTCATACTATTGCCCCTTCTTGGTCTATGTTGTTTTCTATGTTGTAGCACGCTCCGCATAGATTTTCTTCTGGTGTGTAGCCGTCATCTAATTTATAGCCACACTCTAGGCATGTTTTGTTAGCGTCCACTAGACACGCTCCCTCATCTGGACATGAAATAAATTGACAATCATGTCCCGTATGTCTGCTTCTGTAAAGTCCAGATCGGCAAAATCTTCTGGCTGATACATGAAATTATCTAAGAGGCTGGTCAGCGCGGCGTCTAAAATTAACAGCTCTTTATCCCTGCTCATTCTTTCCCCTCATTCTCGCTGTATAGTTCCCATACGTCTAGATCTTCAGCCCAATCAGGGTATGAGATACCCTCAAACCCCTTATACCATTCCGTGTATGAGTTATGGTCAGAAGAATAAAGGTTTACTGTGTACTTTTCTCCCTCATACTCTAGTTCAATAGTAAACTTTGTTTCTACTGCTTCAGAGCTTACGTCTAATACCTTGATCTCGTTCATTCTGTTATCCTTTCTACTGTATAGGTTAAGTATTTAGCCATGTCTGGATTAGTTTCTTCTAGCATTATGTCACGGGCGATCTGTTCCGCTTCTGCTTCATCTATGGCGGAGATACTTATTCCCCCGTCATAAGTAACTGACACTCTGTAGTCCTTGTAATCACTCATTCTTCCATGTCCTCTCCCTTGTCTGGCTTGATAGTAAAGCTTGCGCCCGTAGGCTCGTCGTGTGAGTAGCGTGTAACAGTAAGTGAGTTACCCTCTAGCACGTAGCAGAGAGTCCAATCGCCAGAGAGCGTAAGGCTGTCCCATAATTCCTTATGTGTAGCCTTGATTACCTTGTATCCCGATCTTGCCTGCCATCCCATACGTTTACCCTCTATCCGTAGATAGTCTGGCTCGCCATTGGCTGACATGTAAGCAGGAATAAGGTATTCCTCTAGGTCTTGTATCTTGTACTCATAGCATGCGCCGTCGCAGTACTCCATGAAGCGTGTTTCATTAGCGCACTCTGGGCAGGCTACATCTTCCCCGCCTAATCCGCATGCGTCGCAGTAGCGACAGTTACAATTACTGCTGATCTCTACCTCTATTTTTTCAAGTGTGCTCATTATGCGTACACCCATTCCTCTCCTTGTTCAATTAGATTATTAAAGCCAGACCCTAAACCATCTTCAACCGACCAGACTTCTTGAATAAATCTAAGCCCGCATGAATTGGCGTACCAATCTTTAATGATCTCTAGCATTTCATTAGGCGTTAGATCGCCAGCTTTTACCATGTCATCTTCATAGCCATATTCCACCATCTTTTCTACTTCTTCTTCGTCCATAAGAATATAGATTTTGTGGCAGGTGTCCCACGCTATCGCTTCAGCTTCCGTTAGTTTCTCCAATAGGTTCATTATGCGTTCGCCTCCTCTAGTTCCTCTGCCTTGTTGTAAGCATAGGTAAGGACTTGATAAGCAAGTCCGCGCATAGCGCAGTAAAGGTAGTGAGAGTTCAAGTCCGTTAGTGAAGGGTTAACATCACCATTGAACAGTTCTGCCACTTCATCATCTAATTCAGGATATGCCCAAAGGCTAAGAGATTGAACGCGCTTGTTAATTGTCGCGTAGTAATGCTGTACTTCAACATTTGCTAGGTCATTGGATAGGTCTTGAACCTTGTCCTCCGTGTACTCTTTATCATCCGTTAGCCAATCGGAGGCGGTGTAAGCCATATCTACAATCTCACCCACCCAATCAGTGCCACGGATAAAGTCGGGCAAGTTGTCCCATAATTCGCCCATTGTGCCATTGGTCATTGTTTCCTGCGTGATACCGCTCAAAGCGGTTTTGATTGCTTTGCCGTTCATTTGTCGGTTTCCCTTCCGATAGTTTTCCTCTTTAGGTAAGAGGCTAAGAGAGAGGGTACAGCTACCCTCTCCCCTAGTCAATAACCTAGCCCCTGTATCCTGTCGGATAATAAGTAGAGTTAAGAATTAAATCCTGCCACTCTCCACAATGTTCGCAGACAAAATCCGCGTTAATCGTAGACAGGACAAGCCCACGAAGCCCGCAAAATCGGCATTTATCCATTACTTACCCCCAAAATCGCATACGATCAAGCTATGAAAGCACCATTTACCCGCGCCCATGTAATTTACATGATCTACAAGGTAGAGAAGCCCCGCTATCCCTGCCACTATGAGCAGGGTTAGGGTGAGCCAGAATAGGGCGCGTACTAGTGTCCGGGTCCGGTAATAGGCGCGGCTTCTCATCGTGGGTCCCTCATCATAGACATAAGAGACACGGGCCTTACATAGTTAGCCGGTAGGGTAAACTCCCAATGCCCATCGGATATTAGGCCGCAAACCTTGCGCCTAATAGCTTCACAATAGGCTTTAGCGAATGAATAGCGCCAGGTATTACTCTCGCATGCTTGGTACTCATAACACGCGATAGCTCCCAGGATCGCCGGCAGTGGCACGTCATAGACGGGCCGCCATGTATCTTGGACTAGGTCATCATGGATAAGGCCGTTAGGGTCATCGTAACGCGCTTCTAGGCTTACCTTATTAGCGTGCCAAAGCTCGCGCACGATACTATCCTCATCCCCGCCGCGTATCTCCACGTAACGCTCGCCATAGGTGCCGGTTACTAGGTTTAGGCCTTGCGTAGGCCCGGCTTGATCCGATTCTAGATATACGTAGGTAGTGTGTTGCGTGTCGTATAGCGTGGCCACGCTGGCCAATAGGTCTAGCGTGTCAGTGTTTACCATGAACGCACTCATGCCGCCACCGGCTTAAACGTGGCGCGTAGTGCCGGCGTGCCTAGTGCTTGATTATCTTTCTGATACTGCTTAACTAGGGCCTTAGCCTTAGCTTCTGTAGTCTCTACGTTTACCCATTCTACGCCGGCAAGATCCGACATAATTAGGTGCACCTTAATTGACTTAGCCATTCTTAGATCCTTCCATGATCTTATCCGGTTATCTACCGGCCTATACGCTAGGGTAATCGGCCCTAGCGCATAAGTCAATAGTTAAGCGTTAGCGAGATCGCGTAAGCGTGTCGGACTATCCTCAGCTATTGGATCAGTATCGCGTACGTCAAAGACATAACGCCACGTGAACGTCATGCGCTCACTGCCGGCGTCATCGGTATATATGCCTAGCGGTACCAGGATAGCGCTTCCCTTGCTTCCCTTGCGTACGATTCTGCCGGCCTTGCGCCACTCATGGAAACCGGCGCAATTAGTGGCCGCCGGGTCCTGGCTTAGGATCATCAGACAATTATTAGGCGAGAATCGGCCCGCTAAGCGGAACGGGATCTCTAGGCCTTGATCTTCTAGGGCCGCGGCGGCGGCCTTTAATTCTTGAATGAAAGCGGACTTTTGCTCCTTAGTGCGGGCCATGTTAAATATCCTCGCAATCATGGCCATAGGCCCATTCTGCCGCGTCTAGATCATTCAATAGATCAAAGACACGGGAACATTCTACGCACTTAGCTTTAGTTGAAATTCTCATGTTATGCGCTCACCTTCTGGCCTTCATGGATCTTGCCATAACATTCGCAATTCATGGTATCGGGATGGCCGCAGCGGACATAGACACCATTCTTGTACCATGCTTGATTATCATAATCGTATCCATCAAGTTCTGTATTTATTGACATTCTGCTCATTCTTTTATCCTTCCAATATATCGGCCTTGTTACCGATAAGTGAAAGATACACGCGGGGAATCACGCTTGTCAATAGCGACGCGCCGTGAATTGGGTCACACTTTACGCCAGGGGATCCGGGGAGCTAGTCCGATCCTGGCATGGCTAGGGGCCCGGGGCATGGCCCGATTAGGGGTTGAATCTATAGTTGACTATCTACCGCACACTAACGTAAACCGATCTTAAAAGGGGATCAATGGCCAATTAAGGCCCCGGTATAGGGTTAAACCGCCGGCATTAGTACCGGTTTAACGGGTTAAAAAATATGGGTTATCTTTTATCTATCCACCGGCAAAGAATAATTAAAACCCTCAAGGTAAGGTAGAGGGTTAGACAACGACCCGCCCCTTTTTAACTTTTGCCCCTCCCCCTCCCTACTATCAACCAAAATATTTTTTATAAATATAAGCGTAAAATACTGGTTATGTTACTATGTGACTAACATCACACACCTCAATGCGGGATAAACCGATCTTATCCCGCCTTAGTATATATAGGGGATAAAATAAATCACCGCCCCGTTCGGCTCTTGGCACACCGAGCCTCACAGCGAGGTTGACAAAGAGACGAACCTTCGCAGGGCTTGTGGCCCTGCTTTTACCCCATAGGGTAGGGCGCATAAAGCGCCCCCAATCTTACCCACAACATTGCCCATAGGCAATGCTTCGCAGTGGGATAGAACTATCTTATCCAAAGGAAAGATTACCCCAATGGCTAAACCATCTACCAACTCTTACAAGCTGGCCCCAGAGGCCACCTTGTCCGCACCAGATGCCAAAAAGCGTTTGGTCGCCCTCATTCAAGATGGGGTCACGGTAGAGGATGCTTGCCGCGCAGTCGGCAAGTCAGTAAAATCTTATGAGTACTATCGCTCTAGCGATCCACAGTTTAAAGAAGCTATTGATCTCTCTCGCGTCATTCAGAAGCGAAAGGGCGTAGTCAGCGATGATGACGCGAATATATCTTTTGAGGACTTCCGGCTGAAGTATCTCAACTCCCAGACCTTTGACCACCAAAGAAACATCACAAGCCTTCTAGAAGAAGGTGAGCCTGCCTGGCTCCATGGCAACATGACCTATGAAAAAGGCTTTAAGAATTACGTGCTGGTGAACATGCCGCCTGAACACGCTAAGTCTATGACGGTCTCTATTGACTATGTGGTCTATAGGATTGTAATCGACCCAAATGTGAGAATCAAGTTAGTCTCCAAAACTCAGGCAATGGCAAAAGAATTCCTTTACGCTATTAAACAAAGACTTACCTCACCCCAATGGGCAGAACTTCAAAGACGCTACGCTCCTGTAGAAGGATTCAAAGCTACCTCAGATAAGTGGTCAGCGGACACCATCTACCTTGAGCGCGAGTCAGGTGAAAAAGACCCTACCGTTCAGGCACTCGGTATCGGTGGTCAGATCTATGGAGCACGTGCAGATCTAATCATCCTTGACGACTGCGTGACACTAGCCAACGCTGGTGAGTACGAAAAGCAGATCCGTTGGATTCAGCAAGAAGTACTTACCCGTGTTGGTCCCACAGGAAAGATCTTAGTTGTAGGTACCCGCGTAGATCCTATGGATCTCTATCGCGAGATGCGTAACCCAGAACGTTACCCTGACAACAGATCCCCTTGGACTTACTTGGCTATGCCAGCGGTTCTTGAGTTTAAAGATAATCCAAAGGATTGGGTTACCTTGTGGCCTAAGTCAGATCGCCCATGGGATGCTGACGATACACCACCAGATGAGAATGGCTTATACCCACGCTGGTCAGGTGAGCACTTACGCCGCCGTCGTGGTCTGATTGACCCAAAGACTTGGGCAATGGTTTACCAACAGCAGGACGTTGAGTCCTCAGCAATCTTTAGTCCTGAGTGTGTACGCGGTGCTGTCAGTGGCATGAGATCTATCGGTCCTATTATCCCAGGTGCCCCAGGTCACCCTGAGAATCTTTCTAGTCAGTACATCGTTGCGTCTATGGACCCAGCCATGTCAGGTGATACCTTCTCCGTGATTATGTCCGGAGATAGAATTACGGGCAAGCGCTACTTGCTAGAGGCATCTAGGATGCCAGCGCCTACACCACAAATGATTCGCGACCTAATCTTTAGTTGGACTGAAAAGTACAACCCAAAGGTATGGGTCATTGAGAAGAACGCCTTTCAGCTCTTCTTAACCCAAGACGAACAGATCAATAAGTTTCTTGCTACGCGAGGCATCCGCCTTGTGCAGCATTATACCGGTGGCAACAAGATGGATCTTGAATTCGGTGTTGCCTCTATGGCCCCACTATTCGGCACGATGGACAACCAAGGCAAATACATTAAAGGTTCAAACCTCTTGGAGTTGCCTCGTGCCGACAATGAACATATCAAGTCACTGATTGAGCAATTGATTACTTGGTCAGCAGGAACAAAAAATAAGCAAGATGGTCCAATGGCTCTCTGGTTTGCAGAGACGCAAATGCGGGATTACATCAATCAAGCAGGAGCCTATGGCGGCTCCTTTGTTAAAAACCCGTTTGCAACAAGACATCAAGTTGCTTCACGCAAGGTAGTCAATTTGGAAGAATACGCAAGACTTCAAGAAAAATTAGCATCTAATGGGGGAACCTTCTATGGCAATAGATATTGACGAACTTGGTACCAAGGTACGCAAGTTACGCGATGCCCATAGTCAACGTGATGCCCGCTGGGCTGATCTTATGTCTATCCGTCAAGGTAATATCCAACAGGTATTCCCTGGCGCATTTACAGACGAATTTCCAAAGCCAATGGTCTCCAACTTCATTGACATTGCTGCCCGTGACGTAGCAGAAGTTATTGCTCCACTACCTGCCTTCAACTGCGATACTACAGATGCTGTATCAGATCGTGCTCGTAAGCGTGCTGATAAGCGCACCATGATTGCTTCAGGTTACCGCGACTCTTGTAATCTTCAAACACAGATGTACACAGGCGCAGATCGCTACATCACCTTTGGAATGGTCGCCTTTATCATTGAACCTGATTATGAGAATAATCGCCCAATGATCCGCATTGATAACCCCATTGGCTCATACCCTGAGTTTGACCGTTTCAACAAATTGATTTCCTACACACGTCGCTACCAAAAGAGTGTACGTGAACTATGTAATGATTTCCCTGAGCTAGAGCCTGAGATCCGTGGGCCTTATGAGAACCGCAACTCTGAGCGTCGCCTAGAACTATTCCGCTATCAAGATAAGAACGAGCTAGTTCTTTTTATCCCAGAGCGCAAGAATCTTATCCTTGAGCGTGCTAAGAACATGCTCGGTGAACTACCAGTTGTTATTGCTACTCGCCCTGGCGTTGACTCTGATGAGCACCAACGTGGTCAGTTTGATGACATCATGTGGGTACAAGTTGCTCGCTCACGTTTTGCTACATTGCAACTAGAAGCAGCACAGAAATCTGTACAGGCTCCGTTTGCTTTACCTTCTGACGTCAATGTACTTGAGATTGGTCCTGATGCAACTATCCGCTCAGCCAACCCTGAAAAGATCCGCCGTGTTTCACTTGATATTCCTAATGGAATCTTCCAAGAATCACAAAGCCTAGATCAAGAACTACGTGTTGGTTCACGTTACCCACAAGGTCGTCTTGGTCAGCAATCAGGTTCTATTGTTACAGGTCGTGGCGTTGAAGCCCTTATGGGTGGATTTGATACACAGATCAAAACAGCACAAGCAGTATTTGCTGAAACATTCCGTCATGTAATGCGCATGTGTTTTATGATGGATGAAAAATTATTCGGTGATGTTACAAAGGAAGTACGTGGCGTTAATGCTGGTGCTCCTTATGAAATCACTTATACACCAAAAGATGCCATCCAAGGCGATTACTGGTGTGATGTTACCTATGGCATGATGGCTGGACTAGATCCAAACCGTGCCTTGGTATTCGGATTACAAGCACGTGGAGATAAGTTAATCTCTCGTGACTTCCTACGTCGTCAGATGCCATGGGAAATGAACGTCACCATGGAAGAAGAAAAAGTAGAAGTAGAACAATTACGCGATGCTCTTATGCAAGCAGTCGCCGGTTATGCACAAGCACTACCAGCAATGGTAGAGCAAGGACAAGATCCTTCTAAGGTATTGGCTGCTATGGCATCCATCATTGATGGTCGCCAAAAGGGCGAACAAATTGAAGCAGTTGTTGCGGCAGCTTTTGCTCCTGCACCTGCACCAGAAGTTTCCCCAGAAGTTGCAGCCGCTGGCGAGGCACAAGCCCCAGGTCAGGTTCCTACTGGGGAGCCTACTCAACCTGGTCAGGAACAATTACCACCAGGATTAAATGCTTCTGGTCGTCTACAAGGTGTAGCACCTGGTCAACAGGGCATGGCACCTGGCGGACGTCCCGCACTGCAATCATTACTTGCAGGTCTTTCATCTTCTGGTCAGCCTACATTATCAGCAGGCGTGCTCAGGAGAACACCAGTCTAACGTTCCTGGTGTTCACAACTTCCTATAGGAGAAAAACAAATGGCAAAAGTAGCCCCAATGATGAAGGCAAGCCTTACAACTAAGGTCCCTTCACCAGCAAATCAAGGTGGACATAGTTCATCTGAAGTAGTAACACAAAAGACAAAGATCCAACCAAAAGCTGGATCAGCGAAGCCTAATGCTTCAACACATCTTTACAGTAAGATGCCTTCTGGCACACGCGGAACAAACCCAGGAGCAAAGTAACCATTGTTCAATGAAGAACAGGGTGAGCGTCCCCCTATTCGTATAACGAAGTGGGACATGCTTGCTCTGTTCTCCGACGCTGCTATGAATATGGCAGTAGTTGTAGCAAATTTTTTTAGTAATCTAACTGCAATGTTAGATACACAAGCAAGTTTCGTGGAAGATGAAAAGTCATTCCACGAGTATGCAGCCCGAACCATTGAGACTTTACAAGAAGGAGACTGATTATGGCAGGTAAAGGTGGCTATCAAGCTCCAAATAATCCAGCTGTTCAATCAGGCCCAGGGGCTATGTCCCAACGCACCGATGGCGGACCAGCATCAAAGCAAGCAGTAAGAAAAATGACAGGTATGGCCTATGGTGAGAATCAAGATTTTAATAATCTTGAAAGCTCTGCACCTATGGCTAAAACAGCAGAAGTAAAACCTTTGCCAGCTGCGGATATTGCAGCAGCAGGACAAAACCGTACCGTCATTCCTTTGCATGCCGCAACGCAGCGCCCAGGAGAACCAGTAACTACAGGTGTCCCAATTGGCGCAGGAGCAGGACCAGAAGCACTTGGTTTAAGTAATCAACCAGATGACAACTTTCGTGCAAACCTAGCGATGTATATGCCAGCACTTTCATTTATTGCTGGTCGTTCAGAAACATCACCAGAAACTAGAACTGTCATCCGCCAGTTAAGGGATATGCTTTGAGTATATGGAACAGAATTGGTGATGCTGCTAAAGCAGTCGGTGGTGCTATTGAAACAGCGGGTAAAGACGCCTGGCAACTAGGAACATCAGTTCCTCGTTTTGCATGGGATGTTGGAACAGCCGCTTTTAATGACAACGAACAGTGGAACGGTTTTGCCAACACACTAGACAGCGCTACAAAGCGTTTAGAAGGCAACATTGCCCCTACATTTACTGCCATTGGTAAAGTACCTGGACTTAACTCTGCATTAAATACAGTTCAAGCAGTTAACAGGAATCTTCTTTACCGTCCAGCAACAACATATAATCTTGTTGAAGATGCTTTCATTAAATCGCCTTCATCTATTTTTGATCCAAACATGTGGAAAAAAGCATGGAATGGATCTAATGATATTTCATTAGGTCAAGCAATAGATGCTCCATACGCTCATATTTTTAATAATAATTTTAATATTTATGATCCTGCTCAACGCGAAGAAACATTTAAGAAAAACATATTTGGTCGCGTAACAAGTGGATCATTAGATGTTTACAAAGACTTTATGCTAGACGTAACCTTGGGTGGCAGTAAGGTATTAAAAGCACTTAAGGCAAGTGAACTTGGCGTAGGTGCAATCAAGACTGCCGAAGATGCATCCAAGGCTGCTGAAGATATTACTCAAGCGCAAAATGGTGTTAAGAATCGCTTTACACCAGTACTTCAAGACTTTGCTAAAAACGATAAGACTTATGCCATCAACCATCCAATGGTTCGCTCATCTAGTAACCCAGGATTACTAGCACACCTACTTGGTGATTCAAAAGATACTGAGCAAGTAGGCACAGTACTGCGTGCTGCTATTGGTGACCCACATGCAATGATAGATCTAGCCGCAAAACGTGCTGATATGTCAGATGCACTTAAGGCTGCTCGTGGCGACCTAGCTGCTACAGATCAATTTAAATTGTTTGCTGCCCCAGATGGTTCTGGCATGCTTCCATTTATGCATGAAGATGCAAATGTAATTGCACAAGCAGAAGAAAACTACAGAGCTTTAGCACAAAACGATCAACGTTTTGCACAAATGATGGAATTAGGACAGGGTGGCGGAGTACTTCGTCGTACTGCTGGAACATTATCTCAACCACTTGAGGACTTTGTTGCCAACTCTCGTTCACTAAAGTATTACGATAAGACACCAGGTTCTGCCAAGGTTGAGGTATATCAGCCAACACCATTCCACAGAATGTACCAAAAGGTTTCATGGGCTGCTGGTGAACGCCCTGCCGGTGTAATTGATCTTAACGATGCCGATTCTTATAAAGAAGTCATGGCAACTCTTGATCGCGCTAGCAAGACTGGCGCTATTGATGAGACAGGCGCAAAGGGATTACTTGATAAGTACATCTCAGCAAATACTCCTGAGTCTAGAGCCAATGTAATCTTGAACATGGAAAGCACAGTATCTCGTGCCATGGCTCAACAATATGGTATTGATATTGATATGGCTGACCAAATGTACAACGATTTTAAGCGTGCTCGTACATCAGCATTTAAGTCAATTAAAGATCGTGGTTACATGATTGATCCAGTAAGTGGAGACATCATTAAGGTTCCACAGTTTGAATCTCAAACCATGGACCACACATCAATCATGGACTTTGATTTGCTTAATAAAGTACTTAAGCGTAATGCTACATCTCTTCAAGCACTTGGACCCATCAAGGTAGTTGCTGGTCGTGCTGCTGATACATTTGTACATTATGCAGATCTTACTCAGGATCTATTTAAGGCTGGAGCATTGCTTCGTCTTGGATATACCCTTCGTAACGGTCTTGATTCTCAGCTACGTATTGCCTCATCTGTTGGCTCATTGGCTAGTTTGCAACATCTTGGACCAGGACTTAAAGATGTCATGTTCAATACCAAGGCAAGCGTCAATCGTTTGATTGACAACTATAGCCTTGAGGGTGGAACAAGAACCTTTAAAGATGTAGAGATAAGCCGTGCTGTTGTCACAAAAGAATTAAAAGAATCTGATGCTCAGATTGCTGCGGCTAAAGCCAAGTTATCTCTTGATCCTCAAAACCCAAATCTTCTCACCCAAGTAAATACTCTTGAGATGCTTCGTGCTGAAAAGCAAGGGGTCTATGACCACTATGTAGATCTTCTCAATAGGAACAAAGGTGCATTACCAAAGCAAAGAATTGGTAGCGGTTCATTTGAATACACAAGTTCAGATGGAAATGTATACACAATTGATGATGCTTTTGGTGGCAAATTAGGACCCATGTTCCGTAACATGACTTCATCTGCTCGTTCTTTTGAGCGCATTGTTGACAGCAATAGCGACCTTATTGGCAAGAATGTTTCAAGCAAAGGTATCGGCGCTGTCTATCCAGAAGACATTGGATACCATGACCAATGGGCGCAAACCCTTAATCGTCAATTTGGCAATTCTGCTGTCATTAAAAAGATTGTTGCTCTTAAGCCAGGTGAAGGATTAGATGACGTCACCCGTTGGCTAGTTAACTCTCCTGAAGGCCGTGACCTACGTGCTCGCCTAGAACTTAAATCCGATGATGCAGCTGAGTATGTTACAAAAGCAAATCAATTTTTAGATCATTACCTACCAGAAACATCTGGGCTGCGTAGTAAACTAGGTGAAATTACTGCCAATGATCTACGCTCAGCGTTTAAAGATCCAACAACACAACCTGTTATTCATGGCCATGTGCTTGAGGATAACCTTAATAACGTTGACCTTATCAAAACTCGTAAGTTAATCAATGGACTATTCCATGTTCTTGGAACAATGCCTGAAGATGCTTGGGCACGTCATCCGCTATACGTCAAGCTATACCGTGATGAAGTTAAACGTCGTATTGACGTACTAGAGGGTCTTAAGAACAGAGAAGATTTCCAACCTATCAAAGGTGCTCCTGTTCAAAAGGATAGAGTTACACCAAAGGAACAAGCCGACATCATGGCTGCTGCTCACAAGACAGCAATTCGTGATATGAAGGGCATCCTGTTTAATATTGAGCGTCGCAGTAATCTTGCTGCCGCTATGAAATACGTAAGCCCATTCTTTTCTGCGCAAGAAAATGCTTATAAAACTTGGCTAAAAATGGCAGTTGCTAATCCAGCCATTGTCAATCGTGGAAACATGATTTGGAACTCACCCAACCGTGCTGGTCTAGTAACAGATCAAAATGGTAAGGAAGTTCCAGCAGGTCAAGCAACTTCTAACGATACCATTTGGCTTCAAATGCCAAAGGGTATTAAGAATATTCCTTTTGTTGGCAAGGGTCTTAATGCTCTTGATAATATGGGTATTCCAAAGAAATCACTAGATGTTATTTTTGGTGGTGGCATGGATGCCCTTTACAACAAGGGTACTTCTAACGTATTCAACGATGTCTTTCCAGTTGGACCATATGTAGCAACACCTATCTCTGAAATTGTTAAGCGTCAACCAACGCTTGAGGCTTCATTTAAATGGGCTTTGCCTTATGGGCCAAGCAGAGGTTTGCTTACTGGGTTTATGCCTGCTTGGGTAAAACGTGCTCAAACAGAGGTAGCCGGACAATCTTCTCCTGAGTATGCCCGTAACTATCAATTGATTTGGAACACTGAAGCCAAGAGATTGCAGAACGAAGGCAAGCCAGTACCAGCAAATTTTGAAAACAAAATTCAAAAGATGACTGACGATTACTACAATATGCGTATTGCAGCTAACCTTATTCTACCTTTCTCTCCTAAGTTTGATAGCCCATATCGCCTATGGATGGATAAGTACCGTGAGTTAAAGCGTACTGATCCACGTAATGCTGATGCTATCTTCCTAAGAGATCATCCGGAGTTCTTTGAATTTGCCGATAGTCTTTCACAAAATAAGACTGGCGTTCAATCAAGCCCAGATGCAATCAAGGTGCTTCAACAAAACAAAGATCTTGTATCCCAGTTATACAAAATTGAACCTGCCCTTGTAGGTCTTGTTGCTAATAACCCTACTGGCTATAACTTTTCACAGGCTTCATACGACTGGCTATATAATACAAAAGTCAGTGCAGCTGGACCAGATACATTCCTTGGTAGCCAAAGCCCGATTGATGCTCAGAAGAAAAATGAGGCTAAAAAGGGTTGGATCCAATACCGCAATGTAATGGATAAGATTGATGCCGAACTTCAAAAAAGAAATATTAAATCTGTTAATGACACAGGCGCTGAAGATTTAAAGTTTGCCAAGCAAGTTACCATTGATGCGTTATCTAAAAATCCAGATGGCACAGCATCATCATGGTATAATGACTATACAGACACAGATGGATCAAAGGTTAACCGTGTAGTACAAGGATTAACCAAAATTGTTACAGATGAAAACTTTAAGAAAATAGCTGATAAGAATTCAACATGGAAAAACGTTGGAGTTTATCTAGATATTAGAAAACAATTGGCTAATGAATTGGCAAGACGTGATGTTCATACATTTACTGCTAATGCCAATCAAGACCTTGTTTTTGCTTACAACATTGTTGTAGATCAATTAAAGAAAGACACTGGATTCTCGGACATCTATAATAGATTCCTAACACAGGATCAGATATACGACAAGTACTTAACACCGACACCAAAGGCGGCTAAATAATGGCAACACCTATAACACCAAAGCCTGCTAGCACCTTTGATCTTGGTTCCGTACTTTCTAGTGCTGGACTAAGTAAAGAACAAATTGCTGCTGCCGTGGCTAAATTTACCCCAGGCTCTAGTGGTGCTAAGAAGAAGCAAGGTACTTATACCAAGGTGCAAGAAAGCACAAACGTTCCGGATGCTCTTACTATTGAATCTAACATCAATCAGATATATCAAAAGTATTATAAGCGTGATGCTACACCTGAAGAACTACGTGCCCGTGTGCCTGAAGCGATGGCACAATACATAGATCCAAAAACTGGTGCAACTAAAGTATATGTAGAATCAACTTATAGCAATGGTGTACCTACTGGTGTAAGAACATTAACTCGTAATAAAAAAGACATTAATGCTTTTATTGAAGATTCAGTAAAGGCTGACCTACTCTCAGGCAAAGCCCCAGTAAATAAACTTGGTATGCCGGAAGGTCCTGCGGGAACTTACTATACAACATTTAAGCAATTTGCTAGTAACCATGGACTGCCTTTAACAGATGCTACAGCTCGTCAATATGGTGAGCAAGTGGCTGGTAATGCTGTATCACAAGATGAAGTGCTTAATCAAATGCGTGAAAGCGCAGCCAATCTTTATCCGCAATATGCTGATAAGATCAAGGCTGGCGTTAGCCTTAAGACATTGGCAGATCCTTATATCCAATCAATGTCTAACATCCTAGAACTTCCAGTTGGTGGAATTGATCTATACAACAACACAATCAAGAACGCATTAAACTACAAAGGTGCTGATGGTAAGCCAGCAACCCAATCATTATATGACTTTGAAACATCCCTGCGTAATGACCCACGTTGGAACTATACACAAAATGCCCGCAAGAGCTTGGACAATGTAGGACTACAAGTTCTTAAAAACTTTGGATTGGCTTCGTAATGGCGACACCTAAAGCACCAGCACCTAAACCAGCGGCTGCTCCTAAGACAACTGCTGCGCCAGCAAAGATGTCATCTTCATCTGCTGCTGCCCTTGGGTTATCTACAGCACCGGCGGCTAAGCCAGCGGCAAAACCAGCAACAACCTCTTCTAATCAAGCACAGATCAATGCACTTATATCTGGAATTATGAAATCAGAAGCAGGGTTAGCAACTGCCCTTGGTGGTCTTGTTTCAGGTATATCAGGTGGCGGATCAGCAGCACCTGGTGGAACAGACCAATATTATACAAGCGAAGGTCGTTCAGGAACATCTAAGACTGGGCAAAATTATATTGAAGGTAAACCTGTAAGTGCTTCCGAATTTAATACATGGCTCTATGGCGATAAAACAAGTAGTGTTGGAGCAGTTACAAACGCAGTAGCAACTACACAAGCAGCGGATGCAACAGCAAATCTTACTGCAACATTTAATGCCTATGGTTTAGGTGGAGATATTGCTTCATCACTAGCCTCCCTTGTTAAAAAAGGTTATGGCGCAGATACTATTAGTTTAATTGCTCAAGACCCAACAAGCCAAGACCCATTGGCTGTTGCCTATCGTGCTCGTTTTGCTGGAAACGCTGGTCGTATTGCCAAGGGCCTTGCCCCTCTTACCCCAGCAGAATACCTAGCAACTGAGAATACCTATGCTACATTGGCAAAGCAAGCAGGATTACCTGCTGGTTTTTATGACAATAAATCTTCATGGGCTAGTCTTATTGCCAATGACATTTCACCATCTGAAGTTCAATCTCGCGTTAACTTGGCTAAAGATGTTTTAATTAACACAGATCCTCTGTACCTAGAGCAGATGCAAAATTATTATGGATTAGATCAAAGCCATGCTTTGGCTCATTTGCTTGATCCAACCGCAGCGCTTCCTGTTATCCAGAAGCAAGTAGATGCCGTTAAGTTTGGTGCTGCCGCTGCTCGTGCTGGCGTAACTCAAAGCCTTGATACCTTAAACCAAATCAGCAATATGGGTATAAGCCAAGCAGCCGCTACCCAAGCATTTGGAAACGTAGCCGCTGCCTTGCCAGGCATGCAATCAATCGCATCTCGTTACTCTGGTTATGGACCAGCAGGAACAATTGAACAAAGTTTATTAAATCAACAACTAGGAACAACATCTCCTGGTGAAACACAAGCACAAGCTGAAGCCCGAATAAAGCGCTTGCAAACTCAAGAAGCATCTACCTTTGGTGGATCTTCTGGAGCAAGCCAACAAGGTCAAAGCCTTGGAGTAGCAAACCAACAAGGCGTTCAGTAACTAGGTTCCATGCGGGTAGACCAGCACCCAGCATGAGTATTTCAAGACTGGCAGTGGGAGCCAACCATCCTTCCCCTGGGATGAATTGCGGCCTGCGACTAACCGAAACGAAAGGGAGTGCCACATGGCAAACCAATATGAAGATGACGAAGACGATATGGAACTAGAAGAGCAGGTTCAACCTGACTCCAATGGTCCCGCTAATCTCCGTAAAGCATTAAAGCGAGCAGAGAAAGAGAAGAATGAATTGGCTAAGCAATTAGCTGACATTCAATCTGATCTTCGCAATCGTTCAGTCAAAGATGTATTGGCAACGAAAGGCGTACCAGATAAGGTCGCCAAGTTTATTCCTGGCGACATTACAACGCCAGAGCAGATTGATGCTTGGCTCCAAGAGAACGCTGATGTATTTGGCTTCTCAAAGACTGAGAGCGATGCTGCTCCTATTAGCGAAGAAGAACAGGCAAACCGTGCCTCTTATCAGAGGATTAACGCGGCTACTCAAAATGCAGATACCCCAAGTCGTGATGCCGATCTAATGGCAAAACTTAACGGGGCTAAGTCAATAGACGAACTCAATGCAATTACGGGAAACCCTACTCAACGTCGCCGATAGATTTTCTATCCATTAACACAACCTTATAGAAAGAAGGTGACACATGGCAAACGCATATACAGATAGCACATCTGGTTCCCTCGGTACTTCCCTAGTACAGACAGCCTATGACCGCTACGTAGAGTTTGCTCTCCGTGCTGTACCTCTTATTCGCGATGTCGCAGATAAGCGTCCAGTACAACAGGCTATGCCTGGTTCATCAGTTGCGTTCCAGATCTACACAGATCTGTCAGCTGTAACTTCAACACTTTCAGAGTCTGTTGATCCAGATGCTGTTGCCCTAGGCAACACAACAACTGTTTCAGTTGCTCTGAACGAATATGGTAACGCTTCACTTGCAACACGTAAGTTGGAGTTGTTCTCACTCTCAGACGTTGATCCAGCAATTGCTGACATCATCGCGTTCAACATGGCTGACAGCCTTGATACAATCGTTCTTAACACCCTTGTTGGTGGACCAAACGTAATTGCTGAACTTACCGGTGGATCTGCTTCACCAGTATCAACATTTGCTGGTACATACACCAATGGTACAACTCAGAAGTCAATCGGTTCTGACTCTGTAATCCGTTCACGTGACGTACGTTTAGCTGTTGCTAAACTCCGCGCTAACAAGGCTGTTCCTCGTCAAGGGGAATACTACTGGTGCGGTATCCACCCAGAAGTTTCACACGATCTTCGTGCTGAAACCGGTTCAGGCGGATGGCGTGACGACCACAAGTACTCAGAGACAGGTTCTTCTGAGTTCTGGCCAGGAACAATCGGAACTTACGAAGGCGCTATGTTCGTAGAGTCTCCACGTTTGTTCAATGCTGCTGACGGTACAGGTTCAGGATCTGCATCAGGTACATTCGGTACATCTTCATATGTAAATGCTACAGGTGGCGTACGTGTATTCCGTACACTCGTTGCTGGTAAGCAAGCACTTGCTGAAGCTGTTGCTGAAGAGCCACATGTGATCTTCGGACCAATCGTTGATAAGTTGATGCGTTTCCGTCCAATCGGATGGTACGGCGTACTAGGATGGAACCGTTATCGTGACGCTTCCCTCGTACGTATTGAATCTTCTTCTTCAATCCACAACTCTTAACTATTAGTTAAGTAAAGGCTAAGCCCTCTTAGGTAAATACTAAGGGGGCTTTGCCCACTAACAAGGAGAATCATGGCATATCTGTTTAAACCACCTACGGTGGATGAAGGACCAGCAGGATTTGGTCGCCTGTTCTGGCGCTACAGAATTGCCCGTTCAAATACAATTTTAGTTTATGGAACAACCATCTATTCCCAACGTACACCAGGAGTAGACGAGACACAGGCAGCAACCTATTGCTACCTAGGTGGACACGAATATTTTATAAGTGCTGTTGAAAGAACTATCTTAATCAATGGTGGCTATAGCGCTTACATTACAACGGTTTAAGGGGGCAGCATGAATCCAGGTAGATATAATATCTCCATCATTCAGGGCACAACTTTTGACCTTAAGCCAGTATGGAAAATCGGTGGAATAGCAGTTAACTTAAGTAACTACACTGCTGATATGCAGGTGCGTTATGCAACCGACACGGCTATCATCGTTGAACTTTCTACAGCCAATGGCAAGATTACTATTGACTCTGCCTATGGACGAATCAACCTTCATCTTTCTGCTTCTGAGACAGCGGCTCTAGCCCCTGGCACATACCAGTATCAGCTCAACATTACTGACACTAACGCCAGCGTTACATACGCAATCTTGACTGGTAACTTTACAGTAGTTGCAGCGGTGGTATACTAATGGCGGTTACCCCAGATAGTATTTCCGTTGTAGAAATACCAGTTGTAACAAATGTCTATGACATTTCCACAACACAATTAGTCACACTAGAATTAGGTCCTATTGGCCCACAAGGCCCAATTGGCAATCAAGGAAATATAGGTAACACTGGTGCTACCGGTGCTACTGGAAATACTGGAGCTAACAGCACAGTCTCTGGACCAACGGGTGCTCAAGGCAATACAGGCCCTACTGGTGCTCAAGGTAATACAGGTGCTAATTCAACAGTTGTAGGACCGACAGGTTCTACTGGCGCAACAGGAAACACGGGAGCAACTGGTGCAAATTCAACCGTCGCAGGACCAACAGGTAACACAGGAGCAACTGGTAATACAGGACCAAGTATTACGGGCAGCCAAGGACAGACTGGCTCAACTGGTTCAACAGGAGCCGTTGGCAATACAGGAAGCACAGGCGCTACAGGCTTCACAGGATCCACAGGTTCTACTGGACCTACAGGTTCTGCTGGCATCACAGGGTCTACTGGATCTACAGGAAGCACCGGAGTAACAGGTGCGCAAGGTAACACGGGTAGTACTGGTAACACTGGCCCTACTGGCGCTGTTGGTAATACTGGTTCGCAAGGGCAAACAGGTCCAACGGGATCTACAGGATTAACAGGTAACACTGGAGCCACTGGTTCTACGGGAGCCACAGGTAATACTGGGGCGACTGGTAATACAGGCTCACAGGGCAACACAGGCCCTACAGGGGCTATTGGTAATACAGGGTCTACAGGACCAACGGGTAGTCAGGGCAATACAGGATCAACAGGTTCTACGGGAAGCACGGGAAATACAGGCCCAGCAGTTTACGATACAGACCAAGCAATTCTTCCAAGCCAAATCTTCGGATAGGAAAAAATAAATGGCAACATATAGCAAAGTAGCATTATCAGGCGCAACAACTGGCGTACCAATCGCTGTAGCTCAGACTGCCTCTACTGGCACAACCATTCACGCTACTGGTACATCTTCAACAACATTTGATGAAATTTGGCTATACGCAACAAACACCTCAACTGCTGCTGTTGTTCTTACTATTCAATACGGTGGAACTGCTACTGTCAATCAAATTCAACAAACTATTCCTGCTAACTCAGGTCTAACTTTGATCGTTCCCGGACTTGTTCTTACAGGCACAGGTTCGGCTGCTAATACTGTTTATGCTTACGCTGGTACTGCATCCGTTGTCAATATAAGCGGGTATGTAAATAGGGTGGCGTAATGTCAAACCCAATACGCAGAGGCGAATCAGGTTCACAAGTCAATTCGTGGCAACCTTCATCTAACACATTTACGCCCAATGGATTTACTTCATCTATTGCGCCTTATGGATTGCAACTTCAACAGACTAAAAATGCTGGCGATACTTCAGTGACAATCCCTGCTGGTATTACATTTGTTTACGCCATCGCAGTTGGTGCAGGTGGTGCTGCTGGAGGAACTGCTGCTTATGGCGGTGGAGCAGGTGGAGTTGCTTGGGGTTGGACTTTAGCAAATTCAACTTGTGTTGTTGGCGCTCCTGTTGCTGGCTCTACAGGCGGTTACACACGCTACGGCAATGTTATTGCTGGTGGTGGTGGTTATACCACTACAGTTCTTGGTGGTGGCGGTGGTTCTAATAGCGCAGGTTCAACAAATTACTGGGGTATTCCAGGAGGTACTGTTGGAACTGCTCCAGCAAAATCAGGTTCAGGTTCTGGAGCAGGCTCTGGTGGTGGCACTTCAACTAATGGAGTTGCTGGCGGCGCTGGTGGTGACGGCATATCAGGCGGTGGTGGTGGATTTTCTAATGGTGCTGGAAGTGGAACAAATACAGCAGGCGCAGGTGGTTCAGGTTTAGTGGGTGGCGGTGGTGGTAGAGCATTAAACTCCACAACATCTAATATTGGCGGTGTTGGTGGTAATGGCATAAATATTTTAACTGGTGCAATAACTACTGGTGGTACGGCAACAACTAATGGTTCAGGTAGCAGTGGTGCAGGTGGCGGCGGTGCAGGAATTGCTGGTAATGGAAATGCTGCATCAGGAACAGTTGGTGGTGCTGGTGGTCTTGGTGGTGGTGGTGGTGGAGCAGGTGCTACACAGGGCGCAGGCGGCGCAGGAATTCTTTACCTTTACTACTAGGAGCTAACAATGACAGTATCTATCTATAACAACTCATCATTTACCGATTCTCCTTATGGGCTACAACTTCGTCAAACTTTTTCTACTGCTGGAACATTCTCTGTTACTGGTATCCCTGCTGGTACAAACCGAATCTACGCAATCGTAATTGGTGGCGGTGGTGCAGGTTCATCACAAACAACTGGTGGCGGTGGTGGTGGTGGAGCAGGTGGTTATTCACAAGGTTGGACTTATGTTTCAACTTCAGTAACTGTTGGTGCTGGTGGTACTGGTACTTCAACATCAGGTGCTGGTGCTAATGGCGGTTCATCAATTTACGGAATGGTGATGGCTGGTGGCGGGGCAGGTGGTTTGACTGCTGGCAATGGTGGTGGCGGCGCAGGTGGCGTGGCTACTGCTTCATCAATCAACTCAACTATTTCATATACTGGCGCAACTGCGGCTGCGGGTAATGCTATTGGTTATGCAGGCGGTGGTGGAACTACTACTTCTGGTGCTGGCGTTTCATCTGGTGGTGGTGGTGGTTCAGCAACAATTACTGGAACTGTAACTGCAGTTGCTGGTGGTCGTGGTCTAATCACAGGCGGTGGCGGAGCAGCAGGAACAGCAGGTACAGGCACAGGCGGTGCTGGTGGTACTGGAGATTTTTACGCAGGTGGTACTGGTACATCAGGAACAGGAATAACTTTTGGCGGTGGCGGTGGCGGGGCAGGTTACACATCTGTTGGCGCTAATGCTTCTGCTAACAATGGCGGTAATGGTGGCTCAGGCGGTGGTGGTGGAGGCGGTGCTTCCACACTAGGTACTGCTGGAAGCGGTGGCGCTGGCGTTGTTTATCTTTACTACTAAGGAGTGCTAATGGTCTATAAATACGATTACATCTCACCTTGTTGTAACAATGCTTATAGCGAAACTCGCAGCGAGGCTGATCCAATCGTCAACCCAATGTGCAATGTGTGCAAGCAACAGGCTTATGAATTGGTAACACAGACTCAAGTTGACTAATGTGGTATAATTTAGTATGCCCAAGATAGCAGTCTACTGCATTTGCAAAAATGAGATTAGGCATATTGACCGATGGGCAGAAGCTACAAAGGGTGCAGACTACAGGGTAGTTTTAGACACCGGATCTACAGATGGTTCACAAGATAGGTTGCGTGAACTTGGTGTTTCAGTACATCAAGGAAACTTTCAACCGTTTAGATTTGATGATGCCCGCAATGCGGCACTTGCTTTAGTTCCTGCCGATGCAGAAGTTTGCGTGATCTTAGATATGGATGAAGTTCCTGAACCTAAGTTCTTTGACAAAGTTCGCAAGGGTTGGAAGCAAGGCGCCAAACTTGGGTGGATCAGTATGGATACTGGTCAGAAGTGGGAACGAGATAGATTACATTCCCGCTTTGGATGGCGATGGAAATATCCTTGCCATGAGGTTCAACTTTGGTACGGTCAAGGTGAAACCACAGACTGTGACATACGCAATGCTGTCATCAAGCATATACCAGATGATAGCAAATCAAGAGGTTTATACAACGATCTGTTAGAACTGGCTGTAAAAGAAAATCCAACAGATGCTCGCATGTGGACTTACATGTGCAGAGAATATTATTTCTACCAACGCTGGGAAGATGTTATCCGCGCAGCGGAGAAACAACTTGAGTGCGGTGGTTGGGATGTTGAGCAAGCCGCTGTCTGCCGATGGGCAGGTGAGGCTGCTCATAACCTAAAGCAGGATTCAACTGCTTGGTATGACAGAGGTGTACAGATTCTTCCCATCCAAGGCGAGCCTTGGTACGGTGTGGCAATAGATGCCTATCGCAAAGCTAATTGGCAAAGGTGTTTAGATGCTTCTATTAACGTTTTGGAACGTACTCGTTCAACACACTACTGCTACGAATCCGCTATATGGGATTGGAAAGCATACGACCTTGCCAGTATCGCCTCTTACAATATCAGGCGAATTGATGAAGCGATAACTTTTGCAGTTGCTGCCGTCGCAGGCAATGGTCCTGAAACAGAGCGCATCCAGCGCAACTTAGACTTCTTTAGGAAAGTGAAGAATGACTCACAAGCACATAAGCAAGGTAACCCAATGGGGCGTAAACGATAAATACGATTCTATCCCAACTCAATATGGTTGCACTGAATGTGGGGAAACGTTTGACAAAGCACCAGTTTATGATGAGACACCATCGGATCATAATCAGCATGATACTTATATTGATGGTTGCTTTGGCTGCAAGGTTCTCACACTAGAATTAAATACCGGCGATGCCAATGGCAGACGCACAATGTCTCAGAAAAAATGGGATGCAGAATTAAGCGCTTATCGTGATGCTAGATCACAGGGTATTCAACCTGCTGGCACAACCATGAAGGCAATCGCTGAAGCAAAGGAAGCAAGCGACAAACTAGGTACAGCTTTTGATGCTGGCGCTATGCCAGCAGCAGAAAAGATAACCAAGAAAACCGCCAAGGTAATGAAAGAAGTAGGAGTAGCATAATGGCATACAGCGAAAAGGCCGACAAGGCACAAGATAAAAAAGTTACTAAAGGATTAAAGCCAGCGCAGAAGGCAGCCTTTAAGAAGGCCGATGCTGCAATGGATAAGAAGAAGCCATCAGCTAAGGTTGATATGAAGATGGACAAAGCCCTCGTAGCAAAGATTAAAAAGGGTAAGTAAATGGCAGCAGCAAAAAAAGGTATGGGCTTTGCGAAAGCACAAGCAGGAATTGCCAAGAAGCAAGGGATTCCAATGGAACGTGCTGGTGCAATCCTCGCATCTGCAACTCGCAAGGCAAGCCCAGCAGCAAAGAAAGCAAATCCGAACTTGAAGAAAGTTCTTCCAGCAAAGAAGGGTAAATAACATGTGCGCAGAATGTGGTTGCAATGCAACAGCAATTGGCAAGTTGAATGACAAGCTAACCGGCAAGCCAACAAAGACACCTTACGGTGAATATGAAGGCGTTGGCGGCTCTAAGTAACTACTAGTTTTAGGAAGGATTTGATATGGCATCAGGAGATGGTCTAAGCACAGTCTATCATTTAAACCGTTTGGCGGGCACCATTGTTAATGGCGTACCACAATATGATTTTAATGGTGCTGCTACAAAATGGTATTTCAACGTGGCTGGTAAAAGAGCATCACGTGGTATTGATGCCCTTAATCAAATCTACGCTTACCGCAATAGCGGTAGGAACATGACCTTGGATACACCTGGCATCCTTAACGCCTTGGCTGGAACCTTTGGTTTAGGCGAAGCTGAAGCAGCGGCAAGGATCGTATCGTGACCCAATTTATTGATGTTATCAATGAGACCCAGTTAGCCCTTACCGGTTACACCAACCGACAAGATCAGGCTACCTACTTAACCTCAGCCTTGTCGTCAACGGCTACAACATTTGTTGTGGCCGATGGCACAGTCCTTACCCGTGGTCTTGTAGAGATTGATGACGAACTCATTTGGGTTGACTCATTTGATCGTACTACCAACACGGCAACTGTTCCTTCTTATGGAAGAGGGTTTCGTGATACTACTGCTGTTACCCACAGTGCTGGTACTCGTGTCACCATCACACCATCTTTCCCACGATCAGTGATTCGCCGCAATATCAACCTTGCTATTGATGGCGTTTATCCTGATCTCTTTGGTACTTTTTATACAACCTTTTCTTTCCAAGCAGCGGTAACTACTTACGTTCTTCCACAGGAAGCAGTAGATATTCTTGGCTGTTCATGGCAAACCATTGGTCCTTCTAAGGAATGGTTACCAGTTCGCCACTACCGTGTAGATCGCATGGCTAACCCAACTACATGGGGCAGCGGTAAGACCTTATCAATCCGTGAAGGTATTGTTCCTGGTCGTACAGTCATGGTTACCTACACAAAGAAGCCAACTACTTTAGTTTATGATACCGATGATTTTGCAGGCATAACAGGATTATCTGATTCAGCCCGTGAAGTAATCATCCTTGGTGCTGCCTACCGTACAGCAATGTACCTAGATCTTGGTCGTGTCCCAGCGGCTACTGCGGAAGCAGATGCCCAGCAAGGTAATGACCCAGTTGGCTCAGCAGCCAACATTGGCAGAGTTTTACAACAGATGTACCAGCAACGTCTCCTTGTGGAAGTACGTCGCTTGCAAGAGCAATACCCACCTCGTACACACTATACAAGCTAAGGAAAACCCATGGCAGTCAATCGTTATTACAGCGCCGTTGCGCAGGATACAACCATTACCAGTGGTATATCGTCATCATCTACAACAGTTGCCGTTGGTTCTGTTACTGGATTTCCATCTACTCCCTTTGTGGTGGCGCTGGATTACAACAACTCCCTTGAGGAACTTGTAACTGTTACTAACGTATCGGGGTTAACTCTTACAATTACACGTGCTAACGCCGGTGGTAACACCAACGTAGGAACAGCAGTTGCTCACGCTGTAGGTGCCGCAGTTCGTCACGTCATCACTGCTCAGGATATGACAGAGGCTCAAGCCCACATTGCTGCCACAGGTGCAGTTCATGGAATCACCGCATCAGCGGCAACCTTCCTTGCTAACCCAACCTCAGCTAACCTTTTAGCGGCAGTCAGTGATGAGACAGGAACTGGCTCATTAGTCTTTGCAACTGGCCCAACGATTGCAAGTCCAACCATTTCAGGTCCAACAATTTCTAGCCCAACCATTACGGGCACAATTGCTGCAAGCGGATCTACTGGTTCTTCCGGTCAATACCTTTCATCAACAGCAACTGGTATTGCTTGGGTAACACCAACATCAACAACCCTTTCTGTCAATGCTCAAACAGGTACAACCTATACTCTTGCAACGGGTGACGTAAACGCTTTGGTAACAGCATCTAATGCTTCAGCCATAACCGTTACTGTCCCACCAAGCGTATTTACCACAGGGCAACAAATTAACGTTCAGCAAATCGGGGCAGGTCAAGTTACTTTTGCCGCTGGTTCTGGCGTAACTATTACATCAACAGGTGCTACTGTCGCTGCTCCTAAACTACGCGCACAGTATTCAGCATCAACTGTTATTTGCACAGGAACAAATACATTTACTATTGTTGGTGACGTTGCCTAATGCCAATACTGGGAATTATAGATTCTGCTAAGAGTGGGCGGTTAAATAGTTTTTACTCTATTGCCACGACAACTGTTGGTGCTGGCGGAGTATCTAGCATAACGTTTTCATTCATTCCTAGCACTTATACACATTTGCAGGTTAGAGCATTTGGCGTAACAAGTTCCAACTTTGGAGTTACTGCTCAAGTTAATGGTGATACAGCAACAAATTATACAATTCACTATTTAAAAGGTGATGGTTCTTCTGCAACAGCAAACGCTGGAGCAAATACAACTATTATGTATGCGGGTGTAGTTTATAGTTCAGGGCCAGGAGTAATGGTTATGGATATTTTAGATTATGCAAATACAAACAAGTATAAAACTTTTAGAAATTTAAGCGGTGCTGATATAAATGGTGGTGGAGAACTTGCTTTACAAAGCGGTTTATGGAGAAGCACTAGCGCAATTACTTCAATAACATTTACTGGTGGTACTTGGAACCAGTATAGTTCTTATGCACTTTATGGGGTG